CATGGCACAGCGTACGCCGAAAGTTATTTACGGCTCATCAGCTCCCCGAATAGCAAGCCCAAAACAACCAGGGCAAAGTCTGGGACCAGTAGTCGGAGCGTTAGCAAGTGATTTAGGGATGCCGTTACTGCCTTGGCAGCAGTATGTGATGGATGATGCTTTGACCGTTGATGGCAATGGCAAGTTTGTTCGAACCACTGCTGGAGTTTTAGTAGCCAGGCAAAATGGCAAAACCCACATGATGCGTATGCGTATTCTTGCTGGGCTGTATGTGTTTGGTGAGGGTTCGATTGTGGCGATGGCTCAAAACCGTCAACTAGCACTTGATACTTTTAAACAGGTAGTCGACATGGCGGAAAGTCTTACATGGATGCGTAAACGAATTAAACGAGTATCCCGGACTAACGGTCAAGAGGAGTTAGAGATCTATTGCCATCATTACCCTAAAGAATGTGGCGGTAAATGTAAGCGTATCCGTAAATACGGTATTAGGGCGGCAACATCGGAGGGGCCTCGAGGGGCAACGGCTGATTTGCTATATGTCGATGAGCTGCGAGAAATTAAGCAAGATGCCTGGACTGCTGCAACACCATTAACTCGAGCGACTGGAGGTCAGACTTGGATTACCTCAAACGCAGGGGATGGTTCATCGACTGTGCTCAATGAACTTAGGCAGAGGGCTTTACTTATGGAGTCACCTCGGCTGGGCTGGTATGAGTGGAGCGCACCCCAGGGCGCAAAAGTAGATGATGTTAAGGCTTGGCAAGCGGCTAATCCAGCGATGGGGCACACAATTAGTTTCGAGGCTTTGCAAGATGCGGCGGCTCGAGATGGTGACGATGCTATCCGTACCGAGATGTTATGCCAGTGGGTTGAGTCAATCGACAGCCCTTGGAACTTAAATAATTGGGCTTTAGGTGCAGACAATGACCTCAGTTTAGAATTGGGTTGTGAAACGTACATGGGGCTTGATCTTAACTTTAACCGCACAGAGGCTTACCTTGTTACTGTTCAGATTGTTAAGGAAAAACTCGCAGTGTTCCTCACTCGATGGCAAAAAGACGGGGGATTAAATGACCGAGAATTGGCAGCTGATTTGGCCCATCTTGCTAGAACTTACTCGGTCAGGTCGCTAGCGTTTGACCCCAAAACTGCAGGCCACATAGCGCCGCATTTGGCTAAAGTAGGCGTACCAGTAGCGCCTACGGCTTGGGCATCCACAACCTTTTCCACATACTGTGACTTAACGCTCTCGGCCATGAACCAGGGGGATTTGATACACCCAAACCAAGAAACGCTACACTCACACCTAATTGCATGTGCTCGCAGACCCTCGAGCGATGGCGGATGGCGTATCGCTCGTAAAGCGGCTGTGCAGGACATTGGGGCGGCTATTGCTCTGGTTATGGCAGTCGGACTCGCCGCAACGCCTAAAGCCTCTGTCGGCATAAGTGTGGTATAGGGTTATTACATGATTACTCCCGGCACTTACAACATTATGTGTTATCAGGGCGCAACGCTCGATAAGTCATTTACAGCTACTAATGACGATGTTCCCATTAACTGGACTGGCTACACAGCGAAAATGCAAGTACGCCAATACATCAACACCTCCGATACGGCAGTTTTAACCCTGACTACAGGTAGCGGTATTACTGCTGGGGCTAATGATGGGAAAGTCATTTTCACTGCTACAGCTGCGCAGACTGCGGCAATTCCCCAGGGTAATTATGTTTATGATCTAGAACTCACTAGCGGTTCGTATGTGGTCAGATTTTTGCAAGGTCGGTTTACGGTAGATGGGCAGGTCACAGCATGACATACAAGGTTGTAACAACTGAGGATTTAACAGTAGTCACTGAGCAGGTTGCAGGTGTTCAGGGTGCTAAAGGTGACACTGGATCTACTGGACCAACTGGACCCACTGGCGCCACTGGGGCAACAGGTGCAACAGGTGCAACAGGTGCAACAGGCGCAGGATATGGCTCCACTACTTCGACAACATCAAACAGCATTAGCAATGGAAGTAAAAACTTTACGGTTTCTTCGGTAGGTGCTTATGTTGTTGGCGATAGAATAATTGTTAGTCCAACGGCGAATCCGTCTTATTATTTAATAGGTTATATATCCGTAGTAAGTGGTACCAATATTACAGTTTCGGTAGACCAAAATAATGGAACTGGTACTTTTACTAGCTGGAATTTTGGTATTTCGGCACCGCAAATAACTATTGGAACTCCTGGAACTTATACCAAAGTCTCGACAGATACTGGCGGCCGAGTCACTAGCGGAACAACTTTAGATGCCACTGATATACCAAGTTTAGCCGCCAGTAAAATAACATCGGGCACATTTGATACAGCTCGAATTCCGACCACAATTAACAGTACCGTTATACCAGCCTCATCAACTTTGCTAACATCCACAACTTTCAGGCAAGGACAATTAGCAGCATCTGGCACCATTGATATTGTTCCAAGAATGCAAGTCGGTAGTACTCGAGCCATGACAGCAGGCACAGCCTATTTCACAGCATTTAATCCAATAGCCGATGTAACCTTGACTAAAATTACAACAGTGGTAACCGCTGTATCTGGTACAAATAATCTGCAATACGGACTTTTCACAATTTCAGGTTTGACAGCAACTTGTGTAGCAACAACATCAGTTAGTGGCACAGTGGCTACAGGTGTTCAGGAATTATCATTTGGTAGCAGTCAATCATTAACCGCTGGTACAAATTACCTAATAGGATTTTTAGCAGTAGGTGGAACATCTGTAACTGTTGCGGGTGTAGCCATGACAAACAATGTGAACTTGCAAGGTATTGGCACATCTGTTGTATTAACTCCGTTGCTATGTGGCTCATCATCGAGCACATCATTAACCGCATTACCGACAGCAGGTAATACTCTGACCATTGCCTCAACAGCACAATCATCATTTGCATATGCAAGGCTTAACTAATGTCAGTGTGTCGCTCAGGTTGCCCGACTCAAGATCATGAGAGTTATGGCGATTGCCTACAAGCTGCAAACATCAGTATCGATAAGACCTCATTAAAAGTAAAATAAAACGCCCAAACCCTTACAAATACACATAAATAATTAGGCGTTAGAACATGTGTTCGATAGTATGGCAATGTGGGGTTACTCAATGCGATGCGTATAAATAACTCTGCTACAGTCATGCCGCAATTAGAAGTCACAGCAGCCATAGCGGAAATGTATCCAGTTAATCCTATGAACCTGGGCTACACCCCAGACTTAGGGTATTTGCAATCAGTTTCTAGACGAGCTGCAATGACTGTTCCAGCAGTAGCCAGAGCCCGAAACATTATCGCTGGCACAATCGCATCATTAGAATTGCAGACTTATTCTGAGATGACTGAGGCTGAAATCCCTAATCGCCCGGTCATTAAACAACCAGATCCAGGCCTTGCTCGAGATACCACTGTCGTTTGGACAATAGACGATTTATTATTTTATGGCTATGCCCACTGGCAAATACTGGCTATTTCGTCTGAGGATGGTCGAGTTACACAGGCTCGCCGAATAGATCCACTACGCATTAGCACTCGCACAGATAGCACTGGCCAGACAATTCTTGGCTACACTCTGGATGCTCAAGAACTACCTATGAAAGGTGTTGGCTCACTAATCACTTTTTGGGGTCCAGACGAGGGCATACTGAATCGGGCATCTCGAACAATCAACGCCGCCATTGAACTTGAGAGCGCAGCTCTACGCATGGCACAAGAGCCAGTGCCACAAATGGTGCTCCGTAATGAGGGCATGAACTTGCCGACAGACCAAAAAGAAGCATTACTAACTGCTTTTAAGTCTGCTCGCCGTACTCGCTCAACCGCTTATGTCGAAGGTCCAATTAACCTAGAGGTTGTTGGTCTGGACTCTGCACAGATGCAACTTACAGAGGCTAGGGCTTACACAGCATCAGAAATTGCTCGAGTGATGAACATCCCGGCATGGTACATTAACGCCGAGTCAGCTACTAGCACCTACTCAAATGTGAGCGCCGAGAGGCGGTCGCTTTTGGATTTCAGTTTGTTGCCATACGTTCGCAGCCTCGAAACTCGCCTAAGCATGGATGACATTACGCCTCGAGGCCAATATGTCGAGGTGTGCATGGATGATTTCTTGCGAGGTAATCCAACTGAGCGAGTAGACGTAATTGTAAAACTTTTAGATGCAGGCATCATTAACATCGATGAAGCCCGAGCAATGGAAGATCTAGCACCAAGAGGGAGTGCACCAGTAAATGACGCTTAACCTAACTTTCGCAGCCCACATCACAGGGGCAAATGAAGTCACCCGACAAATCTCAGGCATAGTCGTACCGTTTGGCAAGACAGGTAACACTAGTGCTGGGCCAGTAATCTTTGAGGTCGGTTCGATTAGTAACCCAGACCCTAAGCCAGTTAAATTTTTACTTCAACATCAGGCTGACAGACCCATAGGTCGAGCCATTGAATTTCAGGTTACCCCAGGGGGCATCACTGGAACATTTAAGGTTTCCAACACAACAGCAGGCTCAGACGCACTAGTCGAAGCCTCAGATGGTCTACGAGATGGACTAAGTGTTGGTGCACAAATCGACAAATACACAATCAAGGATGGCGTAATGAGAGTTACAGCTGCCAAGATCGTTGAAGTGT